TATCTTCATCATCTAACACTTTAAGTGCTTTAACTTTTGCTACTGCCTCGTCATAACTAGCAATAGGTTTTCTTACGTTATCTACAGAAGTATAGAAGTCATCTGAGATTTTTTGTAGTACATGATACATATTTGTCCTTTCGTTGTTAATAGGACTATCCTATAACAGATAGTCCTATATGTCAATCGTTAATTTACTGATTGTTTTTCGTATTGTAGTCTAGCTTTAATCTTATCTTCTCTAGTCTGATTTTTATTCTTCATACCTTTAATCATAGACGCAAGATTACTAGGATTGTAAATCGTCAAGCCAGTTGAATTAGTTCTAACTAATTCTGCCTCGTCTAATTCTATTCCAAGTTCTGTTGCAAGTTCTATTCCCTCACTTAGATATCTGTATGCTTTCAATCCTATTTTTAATTGATCGCATTGTTTAGTTATACTATCAATCCAAGTTTGGTGTTTGGAAACAACATTGGCTTTTGCCATACGCCATTGTTCAAACAACTCATATTCATTTTTAGTACAAGCGATTGCTCTACTTCTACAATGAGAAGTCCCAATCACATCTAAATGAAAAGGCGCATTGAAAGTTTTAGTCATACCAATATTGCCGTCATCATCATAACTATTATTACTTTTTCCCAAAAACTTATTGTTTGCGTCAATGTGTTTGGTTTTATGTGGGTTATCGTCTTTGCCATTTTGTTGTGCAATTATATCAGGGTTCAAACCTTTCTCTTTTAGTTCTTCCCTATAATATGCGTGGGCAAAATGCATGGCGTCCTCGTTGCTACTATAACTCTCTCTACCATTTAGATTACCATACAATCCAAAGTCAAAGTGAGATTGCGTGTCTTTTTTCTCGCCGTCCTCATCAACATCTTCCGAGTGTGAAAAGTAAAAGCATTTATCTTTTGCTACTACATCACATGGGTCGCCATACTTCTTTTTGAAAGTTCGTAGTGTGGCTACATCTTCTTTCGGATATGACCTTTCAAC